GGTTTCTTCACACAACTGTACGAGAATGGTCAGTTATTTGTTTCCTGGTATCCAAGATCAAAATCCAAGGCAAAACCCAAGGCAAAACCAAGAGAACCTGAGAATGAATTTGCGTCCCTGGCAAATCTGAAAAAAGCCGCGGACAAATATCGTTGATTTAAATGCATTTTATCAGTAACTATGGACAATAACCTTAACGTGCTCGTAGAAGCCAAGAAGGAGCTCCTAAATCAGCTTTCGTCCACCATTCTCCCGAGTGCACTGGACTGCATGGACTCCCTCTACGCCGAATCCAAGGTGGAGACACAGGGTCGCAATACACTCAAGATGTTTCAGGAGAAACTTGCCAAGATCCCCCAGTGGAACAACTATCAGATAGATACTGAAGTGGGCAAGTGCGTGGACCGGTGCGGTGGGTGCCTGGACGAGATGACAGCGGCTGTCTTTGTCGCCACGGTCAAAATCATTTCTTCGGTTCGCCTTTCCAAGGACTCGCGCAAGGTGTCACTCAAGATTCCCGCCAACGACGTATTCGTTTTGGGCGTCTACACCAATGTTGCCAAGCGGATCTACGAGGATCCTTACATCTATCAGGAAGTCGTGAGCAGGACCGACCGTCGCAAGGATCTTATCAAGCGGATGGAAGGGGTGGTCGAGGAGACGGTCAAGGAGATGCTTCCGATCAACCAGATTCTCAAAACCTACCTTAACAAGAATGCAGTGGACGTCATGAACGGTGAGACCATCGAGCCCGAGCCCGAGGCAATGGAAGAGGAGCCGGAGATGTTTCCAGGTGGGGGAGAGATTCCCGTTGAGAATGAATCATATGAAGAACCCGAACCAGAACAGGAACCAGAACCGGTGCCTGAAATGGAATCCGAGGAGCCGGAGATGGAACCGCCTCAGGAGACCGAGACAAAGAGTTTCACGTTCAGAGACAATATCGCACGGAGGGCACCCATACCATCACCGAGTGAGGAGGAAGAAGAAGAAGATTTTTCTATCAACCCAAGTGCGAACCGTTAAACATACTAAAATCTGCTTTATGTAATAATGATCAGTGATTCACTTAAAAATCCTTTGATCGCTGCTTTGGTTGGTGCAATTGTTACAATGGTATATATCCAGTTGGTGGCTCGTCTCAATCGCGAGGCTCCTCCCAGGAATGCGGACATGATCAAGCCAGCGATCTTGAACGCCATTCTGGTGGGTGCCATCGTGTTCTTTGGCATCTCGCAGCGCGAAGAGATTTACGAGACTCCCTTTCCGGAAGTCAGTCGCGGTATGTAGTTAAAGATTTTACTCCTTTTAAATAGTACGAAATGGCCAGCGTAGATACATTTAACGAACTTCTGTTGCAGTTTGTGGATGAGTTGGCTCACACGTTCCCAGAGAACACCATTGTGAAGACCTACAGAAATACGGTCAGTATGCTGATCAAGAAGGATCCCGGTGTGTGCCTGGAAACGTTCATGAAGAATGTGAAACCCCACGAGGATCTCATTCGCAATCAGGACGAGAAGATTTTCGAGGAGCTTTCGCGGAGTTACGGAATACTCAAGACATTGGATCTGGAGTCCATGTGGAAGTCCGAACTTTCGGACGCTAGTCGGTCAGCTATCTGGCAGTACGTCCAGGGTCTCTATGTCCTCGGAAACAATGTAAGCGACGAGGAGATCCAGGAATCTCGACACACGCAGATGGACTTTTCACCGGAAAAGATTAACCAAATGTTTGCACCCCAGGGTGACGATGGCGAGGAAAATCCCCTTGCTGGTCTTCTTGGAAATCTACTGAAGCCTGAGATGATGCAGGAAATGACTTCAAAGGTCGAGGAGCAGTTCGGTGACGGTCAGGGTGGCCTCGACGAGAACAAGATTATGAGCGCCCTCGGTCCGCTCATGGGAAACCTGAGCAAGATTCTTCAGCCACCTCAGTGAAAAAATTAACTAGTCAATAAATAAGAATGGAACAACCGTGGTTTAGAAATCCATCGCACCTGTTTGCCAAGAACAAGGTGCTGATCTTTTGGCCTTTGGCTAAGCAGACCCCTGTGGAGAGGCTCAATGCCGCCACGAGGTTCATCCTCTACACCATGGCGATTCTTTACGTCATTAATCGCGACATCAGGGTTATTTACCTGGGTCTCACGGTTATCATGGTCATGGCCTCCATGCTTCTGGCGGGAGGTATAAAGGAGGCAATGAGACCCGCTTCATTCGAGGAGGAAGGAAAGCGTTTCAGTGCAGTCACTCCAGGACAGTCATGCGAACAACCGACCAAGGAGAATCCCATGGCGAATGTTCTGATAACCGATTACATCGACAATCCCAAGCGCCCGGCTGCCTGCTACTACCCGACTGTCAAGGATAAGGTCAAGAAGTTCCTGAATGAATCTACGCCAACGGATCAGGCTGATGTCTATTCGAGCCGCAACCAAGCGTTCCGCTCATTTTACAGCATGCCTTCCACGACCATCCCCAACGATCAGAGTGCATTCCTTCGCTCCGCCTACGGTCCCATGATGAACAAGGTCTGCAGGGACGATGGCATGGCGTGCTACCCCGACGACGCCTCAATGTTCGGTCAGTCCAGGATGCCCGAACTTCAGCAACTCAGAGGCTCTTTCGGTGGAAATGGCGGACGCACTGGCAGCACTTAAAATCTCTGGTGATAGTAATATGGCTTATCAGCTCAACACATCGAAGGTTCTTTTGGATGCCGAGAGTCTCCCGGTGGATTGTGCCTACGATCACGTGATGGCGCCTCCAGTGGTCAGCAACCTCAACTACGCCGGTTCGGGTCGCGCCTCCACGCCCATCTACGGTACCGCTCCCTACATGGCGGGCAAGGGTGCTCCGGGCAATCTTATTATGGTCGAGGACATGCTCCGACCTCAGTCCACCACCTTCTTCAAGAAGGGCTACGCGGGTCGGGCGTTTGACTTCCCTTCCAAGGACATGTCCTGCTCGGTTCCCCTTCGGTCCCGATCATGGGATCCGACGAGCAGTCGCGCGGATGTCCAGAACGTTCTTTTTGAGCGTAGGTATAAGTAATTTTTAAAATCTAGCATAGTTTTAATATGGACCCATTGAGTCTTGTGGCCTTGTTAGGGATTGCTGTGGCGGGACGTCAAATCGCCAGTAGTGACCGCAAAGAAGGTTTTGTTCCATCACCGTTACCCAACCGCGAAACGCAACAGATGCCATTTTTTGGCAACAACATCAATACACCCGGACAGGAATTGACTGCCGTGACAGACCTGTTTACGGGGACGTTCAACCCGAACAACCCGATGGGTGGTGTCATCAACCCCAAGAAGGAGGTCGTGGCGACGCTTCAGGATACAGCACCCAATGTTCAGTTCCCATTTGGTCAGCCGGTCTACAACCTCTACGATCGTCAGAACATCTCCAGTCGCATGGACAATCTTTCGTCCACCGAGCGAAGGTTCGTCGGTCCAGGTCTCGGCGTCCCGGCAAATGTACCTGCCTATGGTGGCTATCAGCAGCAGTTCCGCGTGATGCCCAATAACGTCGGTGCGTACCGCCTCACCACGCTCCCCGGTCGCTCCGGTCCCGCAAAGAGTTTTGTGGGTCGCGGTGACGAGCGTCTTACGGTCACACAGAATCGTCCTCAGAAGACCTATCAACTTTTGGGTGCCGAGGGAAAGCGTCCTCTGGAACGGGGTCGAGCGCAGGGTCAGGGTGGCATGCTCACCGGTCAGCGCGAGAGGGAACAATATATTAAGACACAGCGACCCACAGTTCGCTCTGAGACCTCGACCCGGATGGACGGCCTCGAGTTTGGAACGGCAAAACGATTCATTCCAGCCTCAACCCTTCAGGATACCCCCACCCGCAACAAGGCAAACTTTGTGGCGCGCACCAATGACGTGGCTGCCCCCGGAATTCACTCATTCGAAGGTGCCTATCAGAACACCCAAAATACTATCCTTCTGCGCCCCGCCGAACGCGGGAACAAGGGCTACACGCCCCCGGGTGGTCGCATGAACGTCCGCGGTTCTGCCACTCAGGCACAGGGTGCCACCACCAAGACCCGCGATAGCGCATCGACCGTTATCGAGGGCGGTGCCGGCAACCAGTACATTAACCAAAATTACGATATCACTTGGAAGCAGAATAACAATGCCTACAAGGGAAATGCAGATTTCCGAACCAATCAGTTGGGAGTCGCCGTCAAACAGTTGGACAAGAATCCTTTTGCCCTGTCCCTGGCACAACGTTAAACATCATAGATCCTACACTCTAGAGCATGGGGTTCTTCTTTACAGAACATCTCCATGGCATCCAGTTTGTTCTCTTGTTCACGAACCTTTTGATCGTGAAGACGAGAATAGATCTCCTCATGCTCCATCCAGTCGTGGACGTACTTGTGAGGATTTTCAATCATCTTCTTGGTGGGTCTCTTTAGTTCCGTGCGCTTCTTGAACATGTACGGCGACACGTTTCTAAATGAGCAACTGTAGTAGAGCATTTAAAAATAAAAGTCATTATATTTTTAAGTATGAGACACGAGACGATCGCCATAGAAGTTTCGCCCCTGGAGTTCGAGGGCATCAGGACCATAGACTTCGAAGCCCAGGTGGATGACACCGACAAGATGGTGATTGTCACGATGTCCAGATACTTCATTGGAGATCTCCACGACGAATGTATCAAGAAGGCAACGAAGATTTATAAAGGATACAGGGTTAAAACTAATGTGGCAATGTAAATCAAGATGATTGAGACAACCACCATTGAAGTACCAGTGAACCCCTTCCACTATGACGGGATGCGAAGTATCGGGATACCGGTCAAGGTGGATCACAAAGAACAAATGATCTACGTTGATTTTATGTCAAACCAAGGAACTAAAATAATGGAAACTTTCCTTTCAGAGGTCGGACACAAGTTCCCTGGGTACGAAATCAGGGTAGCCAGGCTTGACCAGTGAGCACCGCCTTTGCGTACTTGGTGGCGATCATCGAGTGGATCATCGGCCAATCCATGACGTTACTGGCAGTGATTGATAGACCAAATGGGTTCGAGTTTACGAACTTGACGAACTCCTTGCCGTCCTTTTGAGATTCGGGTGAAGTATAGTACTCCATCTTCTCAAAAGAGCCCTTAAGCCACTGAACATGTGTCTCACTCTTGGGATCAAACTGGTCCATCGTTAATAAATCAATATGTTTTTATGTCTTTAATTAGTAGTAATGAGTTCCATCGACAACTCTTTAGAAGGAGGAGGAAGTGCCTCGGCTTCAGGGAAGAAGGGGGCCGTCCAGTTGAGTGACGGAAACTTCAATCTTACATCCAACAAAGAACTCACGTCCGACCCCAAGACGGGAACCATCACAACGACAGGATTGACAACCACTGGAACAGTGTTTGCCGCAACCTTGTCAACATCGAATCTCGTGGCGGATACTATAACAAATCTAACTGTCATTGGCGACGCCACGATCACGGGGAATGCGGTGGTGGATGGTTTTGTCCAAGGTTCTACCATAAGTTCAACGGGTGATGTGATCGTCGTGGGTTCTCTAACGGCCGCCTCGTCCAACGTGTCAGGAGAATCCAAGGCCGCCACGATTACCTCTACGGAAAATGCTTACGTCACTTCAAATCTCGGTGTAGGAACCACAGACACTGCAGAATATAAGTTCCTTGTGAAGGATGGGACCAGCAATCTCTTTGGGGTTCCTTATAATACTACAGGACTTGGGGACGGAAAGACCATTGTCTATAACGGAAGTGGTTGGGTATACGACAATGCGGGTCCGGCCGATGGAACCCAAAATGGCGAAATCCTTGCGTGGGATGGAACCGAATGGTCCGCGAACAGCGCCGTGGTGGTCGAAGGAACGAATGTCGGTATCGGATCCACACAGCCCACACAAAAATTAGATGTCGTTGGTAATGTAAAGGCCACCGACTTCATAGGTTCGGGAGATGGAATAAATGACCTAAATGCGTCAAACGTCACCTCGGGAACTCTTGACAATCTAAGACTTCCTGGAACCATCTCGGTTTCCAACATCGAAGCGACGGCCAATTTGGTCGTTGGTGGACCCGCAAATATCACTGGAACCTTAAGTGCCGCAGACTTTATAGGTTCGGGAGATGGAATAAATGACCTAAATGCGTCAAACGTCACCTCGGGAACTCTTGACAATCTAAGACTTCCTGGAACCATCTCGGTTTCCAACATTGAAGCGACGGCCAATTTGGTCGTTGGTGGACCAGCAGATATCACTGGAACCCTAAGCGCCGCAGACTTCATAGGTTCGGGAGATGGAATAAATGACCTTAATGCGTCAAACGTCACCTCGGGAACTCTTGACAATCTAAGACTTCCCGGGACCATTTCGGTTTCCAACATCGAAGCAACAGCAAACCTGGTGGTCGGAGGACCCGCAGATATCACTGGAACCTTAAGTGCCGCAGACTTTATAGGTTCGGGAGATGGAATAAATGACCTTAATGCGTCAAACGTCACCTCAGGAACTCTTGACAATCTAAGACTTCCTGGAACCATTTCGGTTTCCAACATCGAAGCAACAGCAAACCTGGTGGTCGGAGGACCCGCAGATATCACTGGAACCCTAAGCGCCTCCAGTATTACTACTAGTGACCTTTTAATCAATGGTACACTAACAACAGGAAATGTAGAAACCACCAATGTCATCGCCACTCACATGGTCCAAGGTGCCACCATTTCGTCCACGGGTCAAGTAATTGCCACAGGTTCACTAACAGGTGCGTCCGCGACGGTCTCGGGACAGGTTCAGGGTGCCACCATTTCGTCCACGGGTCAAGTAATTGCCACAGGTTCACTAACAGGTGCGTCCGCGACGGTCACTGGACAGGTCCAAGGTGCCACCGTCTCGTCCACGGGTCAAGTAATTGCCACAGGTTCACTAACAGGTGCATCCGCGACGGTCACTGGACAGGTCCAAGGTGCCACCGTCTCGTCCACTGGAAGTATCATCGCAACGTCTACAGTTACAGGATCTCACGTTAATACACCAACCCTGGTCGTGAGCAAGGATGCTCAGATTACCGGCAATTTGACGGTATCTGGTGGTTTGGTTACGATCACAAGTACTACCACGGGGACAAATCAAATCAATATCACCAACAATGGAACGGGACCGGCCCTCATCGCAAAGCAGACCGGCGCGCAACCCATCGTGAACTTTTTGGACGATAGCGCAAGTGCCTTCTTTATCTCTGGTGGTGAATTAACGGACAAAGATGGATTTGTAGGCCTTGGCACGGAAACGCCACAGGAACGTTTGGATGTTCAAGGTAATATTGTTTCAAGCGGGACAATCTCGTCAACTAACGTTTCCACCTCAAACTTGACTGTCAGTAATCGTCTATCGGGTGGCACCATCTCGGTTTCCAACATCGAAGCCACGGCCAATTTGGTCGTTGGTGGACCTGCGAATATCACAGGAACCCTAAGTGCGTCCAACGTCGAGACCTCGAACCTCACGGTCTCTGGACCTCTAATCGCAGCAAGTATAACTTCAAGTGATAACGTGGATATTTCTGGAACCTTGAGTGCGTCTATTCTTTTTTCACAGACCCTAAGTACGTCTAACGTCGAGACCTCGAACCTCACGGTCACCAACCTCAACACAGTTACCAACGACGCCTTGATAGGAGGAATTGTAAGACAGGGCGGTGGCTCAACAAACACAAGTACATTTCTGTCTGGTACATCACCAGGATTTACCACGGATAGATTTATCTATGCCAATGCCATCGTAAATTCTACACAAACTGGACTAAGCCCGGCAGCCATTGTTTTTGGAAACAATAGCACTTATGGCGGCAATGAAATTTCCCTCGTGACTAATGGTCAAAATAGACTTTACATGGACAACACTGGCACGGTTAGCGCCCCTGGAACAGTTCAAGGTCTTAACCTAACTTCGACAGGAACCCTTTCGGCAGCTGGTATAACTTCGTCGGCGGATATTAACGTACCGGAATCCGGAACAGGAGCGTCGATAACAATTTTGCCACGAACAGGTAATAATACAGACAATGCGATAGAGATTTATCAAGCTGGTGCGCCGGCAGTTCTCACATCGCGAATCCAATACAATGGTGACGCGGACTTTAGAACGATTACAGTTTCAAATATTCAAGGTGGTTCGCCTTTGACCATAAGTGCCTCCGGAGGGACAATCAACGTCCAGTCAAATATGATCATGGTGGGTTCTACGCTTATCACAGAGAGAATTGAAGGAAATTCACCACTGACTTTGAGTGCAGGTGAAAACGATTCTATTAATGTCGCTTCGAATATGATCATGGTGGGTGGATCTATTTTGACCGCGACCACTATACAGTGCGCCACTCTCACAACCGAATCTGGTGTCAATTCAAATTTATTAGCTTCAAACATTGTTGCTTCAAATCTTATCCAAGGATCTATCGTGTCTGCGACAAGTTCCCTTACCGGAGTTTCAATGACAGTTTCGGGTGACGTGGAAGGTGCCAGTGCCTCTTTGGGAGCAATCGACGGGTCGTCCTTGACCGTATCGGGAGCAGTACAAGGTCTCAACCTAACATCCACTGGAACCCTCTCGGCGGCTGGGATCACTTCTTCTGCAGCAGTTGATGTCACCGGAACCATTACAACTTCATCGAATCTTGTCGTGGGAAATTCAAATCTTCACGTGGACAATGTGACCGGCAACGTCGGCATCGGGGTGGCGAGTCCAACACAGTTGTTGGATGTTAGAGGTGGGAATATTGCGATTAGTGAGGGCTTTTCATTTGTAGGATTGCGTACCGCCGATGATACGGTAGCAGGATATATCACATCCAACAGCGGTGGTTGGAATATAGGAGAAACACGGGGTGGTAATAAGACTGATATTCAAGTGGGTGTTGACGACATTATATTCAGCACAGGATCAACTCCCGATGAGAGAATGAGAATATTAAGCACCGGCAACGTCGGCATCGGGGTGGCGAGTCCAGGTGCTAAATTACACGTTGATAGCACAAATCCACAGATTATAATAGGCTCTGGTACTGGAGGTGGTGAGATAGAGTTCGGTAATTCAAGTCACGGCGTGGGAAGAAACACGGGTCAAACTAATTTTACAAATGCAAATGATGTTGTTTTGTATACCGCCGGATCGGGTGGCGCAGGTTTGAAGACTGCTAATGGATTCTTGAAAGTAGCAAGTAACGGCAACGTCGGCATCGGGGTGGCGAGTCCTGTAGCAAATGTTCATATGTCTGGTGGAAATGGTCCATTTAGACTGTATCTCGAGGCGGATGAAGATAACGTAACTGAATCCGAAACCCCCAAAATTGTATTTATTCAAGATGGAGGTTATTACAGTGGTAGTGTTGGAATGGGAAACAATAAACTTGAATTGAGAAACGCCGCCGGTGGAACAAATGGAATATCATTTCACGTGGGACCAAGTGTTGCCCCCGATTCTGAAACCCAATTGGATGACGCAACAAAAATTATGGACATTACATCAGGCGGTGTGAATGTCACGGGTACGATAAGCGCATCGGGATCTATTTATGTAAATGCAAACAACGGTTTAGAGGCCGTCACCGGCACATATGGTTCAGTGCAGACATTTGGTACAGGCTTAAATGGTTATGATGGTTACAGTATAAACGGAGATGCTGTGTTTATGTCCAATGGTACTAATTATGGTTTATATGATGACACGAACAATGACTGGGGTATCGTGTGTACTAAATTGGGGACGACCCAATTAAGATATGCCGGCGTCACGAAACTCTCCACTGCCAGTGGTGGCGTGAATGTCACGGGTACGATAAGTGCAACAGGTGACATCACGGCATTTTCGGATAAGCGATACAAAGACGATTTGCTCGTGATCGAGAGTGCCTTGGACAAGGTCAAGCAACTCACAGGCTACACCTACACGCTCCACGGAAATCGCTCGGCGGGTCTCTTGGCTCAGGATGTTCTCGAGGTGCTTCCCGAAGTTGTCAAGGGGTCGGAGGAGACTAACTATTCACTGGCCTATGGGAATCTCATGGGCCTCATCGTGGAAGCAATCAAGGAACTGGATAAAAAGGTTGATAGAATATTAGAGAAACAATGACGATCCCAACGACGGGCGCCGCGAGTTTCGGTGACATTGCCAGCGAGTATGGTTTGAAACAAAATAATTTGAGTTTGAGACGTTTATCGAGTATTTCCGGAATCGTAAACATACAAGTGGATAGTTTCCGTGGGAAGAATTACTGGGACAAAGTTGGAAGTTCGACGCCAACGAATACGTTTAGTGGTACTGCGTCGGCGGGTACAAACATAAGCGGAACACAAGCAGTAATTAGAAGCGTCTTGGACATGGACGACACAACTAGCAATATAATTTATGAAACTGGTGGTGCCGGACGCGGTGTCTGTGTCTATGGATACACTGGAAGTGTATATGCCCAGGCAGGTGCGGGCAGCGTGGCTGGAGGAAGTACCGAAGTGTCATTTCCAATACCTGCCGACTGGACCGATGCCGATAGTCGCGAAATAATTGTGTGTCTAGATGTTACGGGTACATATAGTACATTGTGGTTAGATGGGATAAGAAGAAGTATAGATGTGTCGTCTTCGGCAGCAAGTGTTGCCGGCTCTGATATAGGAGGAACGGGGAGAGCATATAACGGCGTATGCGCGACACGTGCTTTCGCAGCGAATCCTGGTGATGGTACGTACGTTTTAACTAACGCAACTCAATACGGTACACAAGTATGGAATGGTGTATATATGTCTCGCGACTCGTGGCCAGTGGGACTTTACGGTGTGACTATTGATGGACCAGATGAAGGTACTCCTTTGCGGGATCAACCTGCAGGTACGATTAGATCAATGGTAACCATTGATAATCAAAAACAAGGAGTTATTTATGAATGTGGGGGTACGACGCGAGGTGGAGCAATTTACGTTTATGGTGGTAAAATATATGCACAAGCCGGAAATGGTGGGGCTGTCGGTGGAAGCGTTGAAGTTTCTTGGAACATCCCCGATTCAATAACAACCAATGAAGTCACGTCTATAATTTTTACTGTAAATACACGATACACAGGTTCATCGTCTGCCGCAGAATTATATGTAAACAATGAACTAGTTGCTTCAAATTACTCAGGGGCTTATTGGACATCTATTAGTGGTACAAACGAGGGTGGTACAGGTAAAGTATATGGCGAAATATGTGCGAATAGAATGACCGGAAGCACAACTTATAACGGTACGATTTACGAAACCCTAATATGGAACACGTCCACATTGTAGTAGCGCGTGCAAAGAAAATGTTATAAAATTATTCCTTGACAACTAATAGAAAACCATGGCATCATATGTTGGTATTGGAGCGGATGATCCTAATCATCCCCTTGAAGTCGAAGGTCAGGTGTTCATCAGCAACGTGGAACATGGGAGTGCCACCAACCTGGTTCCGTTCGAGGTATACAGCGACTACACTGGAGTGTCTGACACGCGATTGACCGGCGCCAGGCAGATGAGGCTTCGCGTGACGCCATCGGCCGCCACGTCGTCTAACGTCAACATAGACATGGGAATCGAACCAACAACTGGAAGTTACTTTTACATCAGCAATCCGGTTTTGGACGCGACACTTGGTTCCAATACGGCATTCAGGATCGTACAGGCCGGTCACGTCGAGATGGGCAGTAACCTCAGTGTCTCTGGGAATGTCGTGGCGTCCAACATAATCGGCGCGTCACCCTTGACACTGTCTTCGGACTCCTTGGTCAAGGTCGCCGGGGTGGGTGGTCTCTCGGTGACGGGTCCATTGAACGTAACTGGAACGATATCTCAAACGGGTGCTGTAATCGGAACATCAGCGACCTATTCGGGTCAGGTTCAAGCGGCGACCGTTTCATCCACGGGCGTTATAAATGGTGCATCTGCGACGGTCACGGGTCAGGTTCAAGCGGCGACCGTTTCATCCACGGGCGTTGTACGAGGTGCATCTGCGACAGTTACTGGAGACGTACAGGGTGCGAGTGCCTCTTTGGGAGCAATCGATGGTTCGTCATTGACCGTCACCGGACAGGTTAAAGCGGCGACCGTTTCGTCCACTGGCATTGTACGAGGTGCAAGTTTAAGAGTAAATGCAAGTAATGGATTGCAGGCCTTAACAGGGCAATATGGTTCAATAGAGACATTTGGAAGTGGGGATTGGGACGGCTACAGTATAAACGGTGATTTTGTGTTTATGGCCTACAATGGTAAATATGGTTTATATGATGATACACGAAATCAATGGGGCGCCTATTTTATAGGTGGTGGCGCATCTGACTTAAGACATGCCGGCATCGCGAAACTCGCAACGACCGATGGTGGTGTGGCCGTCACAGGAACCATTTCAGCCGCCAATATGTATATTTCAGACGATTTAATACATTCCGGTGATACAGATACCCGTCTCCAATTCGATGTCAATAAGATTACTTTACAAGCAGCTGGCACTAATTCCTTCACCGTCACCAATTCAGGCGTGAGGGTCGCAGGAACCGTATCTTCGAGTGGTAACATCAATTGTCCAGCCCTATCTGTTTCGAACTATATTTATCACACAGACGATACGAATACCTACATGGGATTCGTAAATGCCGATGATATTGTGTTCAATACAAACGGTGCCGAAAGAATGCGAATAGAAAATACTGGCGACATCGGCATCAACACGACCAACCCCACGGCAAAATTGGACGTGAACGGAGACGCCAAAGTCGGGACTTTCACGGTAACTTCGTCTCAAACTATGCCTGATATAGGCACCAACTCCGCCAAGTTACAATTTGTACTTGCAGACACTGGCGGTATTGATACGTGGGGCAATTATGCTGATAACTACACAACGTCATTCGGTTTTTTAACCACTACTTACACCAGACTTACCTGGGATGTAAATGGGTCTGATCGAATGAGACTTGACGCCGGTGGAGATTTGGACATAGATGGAACTTATGGTACATTTTCAGATTACAGAATAAAGGAAAATATCCAATCCATCGACGATGACTACGCCATGGGCGTCATCCGTGGTCTCGAACCTAAATCATACACCTGGAAAGACAAAGAAAAGGGTGAAGGAACCGAATATGGTTTTTTGGCGCAAGAGGTGAAGGCTCTTTACCCTGAAATGGTTTCAACGGGTTCAGGCACAATCCCAATGGATCAAAGGGCATACCCTTCACAGATCACATCAGACACCACGATGGAAATTACAGTGTCCGACGGTTCCACGTGGAAATCTGGTGATAAAATTGCTGTAAATGATTCTACTAATTATCGTCATACACTCACCGTTCATGAAATTCAAAACTCGGTTCTGTCTTTGACCGCCGAAACGATATCGAGCAACATGGTGGATTCCAACTCCGAAACGTACATTTATGGGAAAGAGGTTGATGACTTGCATGGAATGAAGGTATCTTATCTCGATCCATTGATGATTTCGGCGCTTCAACAACTTGATAGGCGCGTTGCCGCTTTAGAGAATAGGTAACATCCTAACCTAGGATGATCTATCCAACCACAACATGTCGATGGTGCAATGTTCCCCTTCAGTGGACCAGTCGGTATGATTTTATCAATTACGCATTCAAGTATTTCCAGGTAGAGAACAAAATACCTTTGGAAAGGATGACGCGAGTATTCTTCAAGACAAGATCCAGTTCGCGGAAGAATGTTTGCACTGCCTGTTATCGCATGGACGTGAACAAGATACACAAAAGGGAACTCACGGGTCGATGGAAATACACAAATCACAAGGGACCAGACATCACCGAATTGGTTGGAATATTCATGTTTAAACTTTTGAACCAGTCGTGGCGTCACAAGCGCTATGTAGAGTTCATGTGGTTAAATAATCATACATTTGATGCTTTTTTGGATTACCTTCATGTCCGCGATATGATCATAGGAAACGAATCTGGCGACATTTTTGATAATGAAGAGTTGGAATACTATTACGAAGACATGGTTCGTTCACACTTCCAAGTCCCGAACCACTTCATCACCAAGTGGGACGACGGCGAAAACATCATCTCGTTTCAATTAAACGATACAGACGTAATTATTGTAAATGCACATCCTGTTATCGAGTAATGGTACTCCTTTCGATGGCGCCAAGGGTGGGTATCCAAGTCAATTGAAGCACTTGATTCGGATGTTCATCGAGAGAGGTCACACAGTCACGATGGTTATATGGTCTCTGTGTGGCATCAAACATACCGGGGTTCTTGGGTTTAGGGACATTGTCAATCACAACATACTCGCCAATGAAACTAGAGATCCGTGGTCTCAGGCGCTTCTGGACCGTCCCGAAGTGACCTTTATATTGGGACCCTACGAAAAGTTTCCATGTGAGATCAAGATTTCGGACGTCAACGAATACATAAAACGCACCAACGCGAGTGCCATATTCTTTCTTCAGGATATTTTCCTAATGGAGACCAATACATCAGAAATGATCGCATGTCCATCCTATCTTTGGTTCCCGCTTCACTACGACCCCATAGACCAGCCGACAGTAAAGGCTCTTTCCAAGGTCCAGAACATTATTTCGCTTTGTCCATCGACCCGAGAGCGCGTGAACAAACAGTTGAGAAGGGATACCTACGTGGTTCCACACATCATAGAGTTCAGAACTGAACTTCCCACGAACGAAACAAAGGAAAAGATCCGAAAAGACTTCAACCTGAAAGATAAATACGTGATATTGACTATCGCAGGAAACTACGAAAACAGTGGTAGAAAGTCCATCGACACGACTCTGCTCGCGTTCAAGGAGTTTCATGCTGTCCACCCAGAGGCGCTTTTGTGGCTTCATGTACCGAACCTAAATCACAACCGTGTGTACAATGTTCCTTTGATGGTTCTGACCCTTGGAATCCCGCAAAATGCCATAAAAATAACAGAGGCGACCTTGGATGAGATGACACTCCAAAAGATGTACAAGTGTGCAGATGTATATCTTTGTGGATCATGTTCGGAGGGCTTCGGTATCCCACAGTTAGAAGCACAGTACTTTGGATTGCCGGTGGTGACAACCAAATTTGGCGCCATGGACGATTATTGTTGGCATGGTGTTTCAGTTCCTCCGTCCCAGAAGCGTTTCAATCACCTACAGGACGCTTGGTGGGTTGCACCCAGTGTAAGTGGCACCGTGGACGCTCTTGAAAAAGTATACAAAGGAGAGATTGAAACCACGAGTGAATGGGTTCAAGAGGAGGTTCGCGCCAAGATGAGTTACGAAGGTGTCAAGAATCAGTTACTCGCAATAATTGAGAAAAAATAAAGGTGAGTCATATTAGAATATGGAGCAGACTCCATTCAAATCCGTGTTCACCAAGAAGTCCAACTTCGTCACTCAAAGTTTCGACACGGATCCTTTGATGATTGATTACGGCGGAGAAAAAAAGTTTTTGGTGCCACGTCACGGTGATTTTATCACGCGCATATACTTACTTATTGATTACGCAAGTATTGAAAGTTCCACTATAAATCACGCACTGGCCATGATCGATCATGTGTCTTTGATTATTGGTGGAACCACGATTCAACAGGAAAGTGGAGAGACTTTAAATCTTCGTTTGAACGTGGAAGGCAGAGAGAGACAATCTTTTTCGGCGGTTCAGTTGTTCAGGATGCTTGGCGGAGGTCCGACATACCCTTTCACAGACAGGGGACAATATCCGAGGACCTACCGACTTCAAGTTCC